CGCCTGCTCGGTATGAGCGAGTCGACGTAGTGGCACGCGATCCAGACCTCATCGCGTCAGCGATGTCGTTGCTCCAGCAGCAGGTGCGTGGCATCATGGCCAGCATCGATCGTCTGCGTCAGGCGGGTGCCGATGTGGCGCAGATCGAGGTCGCGGTCAGACGGCTGGCACAGGTCGTGGCAGGGTGACTGCACGGCAGGCACGGCTGGGCGCGGCACGGCCGGGCCCGGCTGGGCCCGGCACGGCAGGCGAGGCTTGGCGTGGCACGGCTCGGCGAGGCGTGGCACGGCAGGCGTGGCCCGGCTCGGCGTGGCAAGGCACGGCGCGGCAGGGCACGGCCAGGCGGGGCTTGGCGTGGCCCGGCATCGCACGGCAGGCCTGGCATGGCGCGGCGAGGCACGGCAGGGCGCGGCAAGGCGTGGCACGGCTCGGCGCGGCTTGGCGTGGCAGGGCCGGGCGTGGCGCGGCTTGGCGTGGCAGGGCCGGGCGTGGCGCGGCTTGGCGAGGCGTGGCGAGGCGAGGCCCGGCATCGCACGGCAGGCCTGGCATGGCGCGGCGAGGCACGGCATGGCGGGGCGAGGCAGGGCATCGCACGGCAGGCGTGGCTTGGCGTGGCCCGGCACGGCGAGGCGAGGCGGGGCAGGGCGCGGCAGGCGTGGCTTGGCGTGGCCCGGCACGGCATCGCGCGGCAGGCGTGGCTTGGCATGGCCCGGCAGGGCGGGGCATGGCCGGGTCCGGCGAGGCCAGGCAGGGCCAGGCGGGGCACGGCAGGCCTGGCATGGCGGGGCGAGGCAGGGCGCGGCTTGGCGAGGCGAGGCACGGCATTGCACGGCAGGCGCGGCAAGGCGTGGCGCGGCAAGGCGTGGCGCGGCAAGGCGTGGCAGGGCGCGGCAGGCGTGGCTTGGCGTGGCTTGGCGTGGCCCGGCACGGCGAGGCGAGGCGGGGCATGGCGAGGCCCGGCACGGCTCGGCGCGGCTTGGCGAGGCGCGGCAAGGCGTGGCTGGGCAGGGCAAGGCGCGGCGCGGCTGGGCAGGGCAAGGCGCGGCGAGGCGAGGCACGGCGCGGCGTGGCGTGGCATGGCTAGGCGGGGCGGGGCACGGCATCGCACGGCAGGCGCGGCGCGGCAAGGCGCGGCACGGCTGGGCGCGGCGAGGCTTGGCCTGGCGCGGCACGGCTCGGCGCGGCCCGGCGAGGCGAGGCAGGGCATCGCACGGCAGGCGTGGCGGGGCCGGGCGAGGCTCGGCTCGGCGCGGCTGGGCGCGGCGGGGCGAGGCGAGGCGGGGCACGGCATCGCACGGCAGGCGTGGCGAGGCATGGCGAGGCCCGGCGCGGCTTGGCGAGGCGCGGCAGGCGCGGCGGGGCAAGTCGCGGCGGGGCAAGTCGCGGCGAGGCGCCCCGCCGCGCCCCGATGCTAGGAGGAGACCCACCATGAAGGACATATCACACACACCATCGCACGATCGACCCGTAGCGCTCACACACGAGACGCTCGCCGAGCTGACACAGCACCCACTGCGGATGCTGCCACTGCCCCTGCGACCCACTGTCACTGCTCTCTGGGCATGCCACCGACACCTGGTCGGCCTCGAATCACCCATGCCCCTCGCAGCCCTGATATCGGTCTGGATCAGCCAGCACGGCCTCACCGTAGAGGACGCAGAGGCATGCTGCCGAGCCATGCTGGCCCCACATGCCGTCGCCGCCCATCGCTACGCGAGCGATCTGACTGCCGCCCTGGCACAGTCAGTCGCGCGAGCCATCGACCAGCGCCTACGCACCCAGCGGGACGCCGATCGCCGCCGTGCAGCAGCAGACGATGCCGCCGCCGCCGCCAGACCCGACGAGGTGCGCCGGCTGATCGAGCCGATACTGCACGAACACGATTGACCGGGTACAGGGCAAAACGTGTACCATGGGCATATGGCCAGGCGAGCAGTACCGATCACCGACGAGCAGCGGCGCCAGGTGCTGGCCGGCGCTGCTCTCGGCCTGTCTCACGCGGATATTGCGCTGCTGGTAGGACTCGATCGGCGCACGATGGAGCGCCGCTGCCGGGCCGAGCTGGAGCGTGGGCGAGCCAAAATGCGGCACCGCATTCATCGGGTCCAGTGGGACCTGGCCGCCAGGTCGCCGGCTATGGCGATTTGGCTCGGGAAGCAGTACCTCGGGCAGCGTGATGTCCCGATCCCCACCGATCAGCAGGGCGCGATCATCGAGTATGTGCAGAGAGTGATCGTGTCCGGTGACTCAACAGAACGAAGTACGTAGCAGGGTACTAAGCATGCAGATCGAGCTGCGTGAGCTGTCCGACATCCGGCCCTACTGCGACGTGATTGTCCAGCGCTGGGAGCAGTTCGCCGGGAGGAAGGCCGATCGCGTCCCGGCCAACGAGGAGACGCAGACGTGATCGCACGCCGCCGTCCTCGCCCGATCCGCATCGAGGTGCCCGTGCTGCCGCACCAGGCCGAGTACGCCTCCAGTACCGCACGCCAGGTAGCACTCATCGCCGGTCGAGGAGCGGGCAAGACCTGGGCGGGTGCGTACCGCCTCCTCCTGCACGCGGCTATGACCCCAGGCCAGTATGCTGTCATCGCACCCACCTACACCATGCTGGAGGACATCGATTGGCCGGCGCTGCGCGAGGTGGCCCGTGTGATGCGGTTGGATCTGGTCGAGCAGCCCGGCCGCATGCAGATGACGCTGCCCGGCCGCTCCGAGATTCGCTTTCGGTCGGCCGATCGGCCTGACCGATTGCGCGGTCTCAATCTGCACGGCTGCTGGATGGACGAGGCGGCCCAGATCGACGAGGACGTGATGCAGATCGTCCGGCCCGCCCTGCGCTGCGGCGAGTGCCCGTGGCTGGCCGTGACCACCACGCCCAAGGGCACCGGCCACTGGACCTACCGTGTATTCGGCCCGCAATCGACCGACGCCCATGTCGTGCGAGCGACCACCAGAGCCAATCCACTCCTCGCCGAGTCGGTACGGCAGCAGCTCTATCGCGACCTGGCCGGCGTGTGGGCCCGCCAGGAGCTGGACGCCGAGTGGTGCGATCCGGAGGGCGTCGAGTGGCCCGCCGAGCATTGGGGCGACTGGGTCATGGTGCCGTCCGCCACGATGCCGATGCAGCGCATGACGCGGCGAGTGATCGCGGTCGATCCGTCGCTCGGCGCTCGACCTGACCGGGGCGACTACTCGGCCATCGTCGCCCTCGGCTGGTGCGACGGGCTGCTGTGGGCCGAGGCCGACCTGGCCCGCCGGCCACCCCACCAGATCATCGCCGATACGCTCACTCTGTCCGATCGCTGGCGACCACACGCCATCGGCATCGAGGCCGTGGCGTTCCAGTCGCTCCTGGTTGCTGAGCTGACCCGACAGCGCCAGGTACCATATCCGGTGTACGGCATCCAGTGCGGCGCGCAGGCGAAGGAGCTCCGCATCCGTCGTCTGGGCCCGGCCATCGTGCGGCGTGAGCTACGCATCGCCGACACACCCGGTGGCCGGCTGATGTGCCGCCAGCTCCGAGACTGGCCGATGGGCGAGCACGACGACGGCCCAGACGCGCTCGAGATGGCGCTGCGACTCATGACCGAGATGAGATGACGGACTATCAGCCGGGAGGGCGTTATATGGAGACATCGCTATGACACCCGCACAGATCGACCGGCTGATCGAGTCTGTCTCCCGATCACTGGCCATTGATAGCGATCCTCCCTGGCTCACCTTTGCGCAGGCCCCCAGTCTGGCTGATGGGTATCCCTATCGTACACATGAGCAGCACCGGCAGATCCGCGACATGATGCGCTGGTATGCGCTGCACCACCCGTTCGCGGCAGCGGCGATCGAGGTCCGCTGCAGCTATGTCATCGGCAGCGGACACAGCTACAGAGTCGTGCCCCGATCGGACGTGTCGGTCGACGCGCGTGACCTGGCTCGCGCTCTCGATGAGCTACACCGCTGGATGGATCGCGACCGCTGGATGATCCGTCAGCGGGAGATCCAGTATCGGCTCGATCGCGATGGCGAGGTGTTCTTGCGCCTCTTCGAGGCGGACGGCCAGGTCTCCGTCCGCCTGATCGAGCCGGAGCATGTCGTGCCGCCGCAGGGCGCTGGCCCCCAGGATGCCTACGGCGTGCGTGTGAGCGCTATCGATGCCGAGACCGTCGAGGGCTACTGGATCGCACGACCGCCAGCCAGTCTGGGCACACTGGTCGGTACACCCGAGCTGATCCCGGCAGACCAGGTGCAGCACCGGAAGGCGAACGTAGACCGTCTGGCCCCGCGCGGCCTGCCCGTCCTCTGGCCATGTCGTGAGTCGCTGCGGCGGTCGTGGCAGATCCTCCGCGCGATGTCCACCGTGGCCAGCATCCAGGCTAGTGTCGCGGCCGTGGTGCGTCGCGCGATGGGGCAGAGCATCACGCCGTGGGTGCAGCCGGGCTCGCCCGGCACCGGCAAGGATGCCGAGGGGCGCACCTATCAGCACCTACCGCCGGGAGCCATCATGCACCTGGCTCCCGGCGAGGAGTGGGACGCACCGGCTAACCGCATCGACGTGGCCAACTACGTCGCCGCCGTGCAAGCGGAGTTGCGGGCCGTGGCGGCTCGACTGTGCATGCCCGAGTATATGCTCTCGGGGGATGCCTCGAACGCCAACTATGCTAGCACGATGGTGGCCGAGGGGCCGGCGGTCAAGATGTTCGAGCGGCTCCAGAGTGAGATGATCTGGTACGACGTGGAGATCTTCACACGAGTGCTGCGTGCGGCGGAGCGTGCCGGCCGGCTGCCCGCAGGACTCACCGATGTCGTCCGCATCGAGGCCGAACCGCCAATGGTCATGTCGCGGAATCGTCTCATGGAGGCCCAGGCCGACCAGGTACTCCTGAGCATGGGCGTGGTGTCGCGTGAGACCGTGGCGGCGCGTCACGGCTACGACTGGAGCATCGAGCGTGAGCGCATCGAGGCCGAGGGAGGTCCGGCAGGCGGAGGGTCACCGTCTGGAGACGGTCTGATCCCGCCGCTGGATGGGTGACATCATCAGCGGCCTACTACTCAGCTCGCGCGCTCGCCGGCGAGGGCGAGCGCAGCGAATGGGTGGAGCGCACATTCGCTTACGCGGTCGGCCCCGGCTATGACATGCCGTCTCACTGGCGGACTGGGGACGCAGTAGCACTCGCCCGGCACATCCTCGCTAGCGGCGATCTGAGCCTCATGGGCATCCTGGCCGACTCCCTCGAGGAAGCCGGCTGCGAGGATGCCGAAGGATATCGGCATCTACGAGAAGATCGCGACGACCATTCAGCTGCGGAATGGGTGCTGCATGAGCTAGCAGTGGCGCTAGCCTAGCCCACCGCATAATATATGCGGTGGGACCGTATCGGGCCGATGGTGGCCCAGCGAGAGGCGGGATGCCGTCCGTGGGGTCACCCCACTAACTAGGGGGAGTAGATGCTGGTACTACGACGGAGTCGTGGCCAGTCGCTGATCCTCGAATGCCCCGACGGCACACGCATGCGAGTGATGGTAGTGCGAGCCGATGCATCCGTGTGCATCGGCATCGATGCACCACGTCACATCCGCGTCATGCGCGCAGAAATCGCCGATGAATCCCTACGCTCTATGGACCCGGCGAATGATCGCCGCCCATCCTCGCACGGCTGATGCTATCGAGCGTCGGTTCGACCGGGCTGATGCTGCCATTCGCGATCTCTGGCAGAGGCTGCCAGAGCGGATCGCGCGATCTGCACTGCGGCACCCGCCGGCAATGCGTCGCTATGTCATCGAGATCACACTGCAGCGCACGATCCGTCGCATGCTAGCTGTGATCGCAGATAGCCTGGTCGATGGCCGATCCATAGCCGCGTCTGCGCTGGCTCGGGCGATCCCCAGCGACCTGGTGAGTCCATTGCGCGATCGTCTGTCGCCCGAGCCGATCCGTGAGGCTGTGGGTCCTCGCGACCCCGTCGTCGTCGCTATGGACCTGCAGCCTGCTACGGTCGGCCAGCGATCTGCCAGGACTCTGAGAGCCGCCGTCGCCCAGGCGATACTACCGCCACTCCGTCGTGCAGATCTGATCCGCATTTGGACGGCACCGACCCCCACCAGCGATACGCTAGAGCGGCGTCTCTCCAGCCGGCTGTGGGACTCAGCGGCCAAGGCGGCCATCGAGGCAGCACTGACGGCTGGTATCTCCTCGGGTCAGACGGTGACGGAGCTATCGCATGGCATCCGCACAGTCGTATCGGCACCTGGGTGGCAGGCCCGGCGCATCGCCCGCACAGAGATGCGCCGAGCCCTCGAGCGTGACCACATGCATCGTACTCTGGGCGCACTGGGTGACATGGTGACTGGTCTCATCATCCAGGCTGTGCTGGATGATCGCACTCGCCCGGAGCATCGCCGCCGTCACGGCAGAGTCTACCGACGCTCTCCTGACGGCACATTCCGCGACCGTCACGGGCAGCTCGCACCGGATCTGCCCGACGCGCCGAACTGCCGCTGTACATACGTGCCCATGCTGGCGCCGCCGTGATGATCATATTGACACTCCACGCCTGACTGCCCAGAATACGGGTAGCCGATGTCTGTGTCTCGTCATCGGCTCTATCCGATGACGATCGCGCGGGATGCGCCATCTGGTGCGTCCCGCAATGCGTCTCCGCGAGTACACGTCAGCCCCCACATCGTCTTCCCGCGTCGATCGCGACGCGGGGGTCATCCGCGATGTCCTGATCCTCGGGCATGTCTCCGCGAATCAGCGGGTCTACACCCACGACGCATTGGCCGCGGCCGCACGCCTCTACGAGGGCGTGCGTGTCTTCGCTGACCATCAGCCTGATGGTCGGCGCTCGGTACGTGATCTGGTCGGCTGGCTGTCCGGCGTGCGACTCGCCGAGGGCGGCCTGCGCGGCGACCTGCACCTGCTCGCTCCCGACACCGAGTTTGGCCGCGTCGTCCTGGGCGCGGCCGAGCGGCACCCATCCTCACTCGGGCTGTCCCATGACGCCGAGGGTCGCACCGTCACGCACGACGGTCAGACCATCGTCGAAGCCATCGAATCCGTCCGCTCGGTCGATCTGGTGGCCGAGCCGGCGACCACTCGCTCCCTGTATGAGGACCGCGCTATGCCTGATGTGACCACTCCACCGACTGCCGATGCGAAAGCGGCCGCCCCGGACCCGCTCGAGGCACTCTATCAGAGCCTCACTCTCGACGATCTGGCCGCCAAGCGGCCTGATCTACTCGACGCGCTGAAGAAGCAGATCCAACAAGAGATCGCCACGCCGATGGGTGATCTCAAGACCCAGCTCCAGGCGCTCCAGGCCAAGCTGGACGAGTACATGGCCGCTGAGCAGGCCGACCAGCAGATGGCCGAGGCCAAGCTCGATCCGGCCCGCGTGCCGCCACGGCTGCGGGAGGCCATCCGGCACGAGCGCAATGCGACCCGGCGTGCCGCCCTCATCGAGGAGGTGCGACGGCTGACCCAGACTGGCCCAATCGCGGCGAGTGGCTGGCCCGCTGCTCCGGCCCCTGACCTGACTACCCGTCTGGCTGACTGGAGGATCTGACCATGAGCGTCGTGCGTATCGTCCGGGGCGACCCGGCCATCATCGACTTGCCGAAGGCCACGAGCGACGCGTTCGAGGCTGGGGACATCTGCTGGTGGGACTCAGTCGCTGGTGTCGTGCGCCGCGCCTCTCAGGCACCCGGTACCGATCACGATGCACGCAGCCAGGTGGTCGGCACCAACTTCGTCGGGATCTGCGTGGCTCGACGAGAGGCGGGCGACACTGGCCGTGTGCCTATCGCCACCCGGGGTGACTTCCAGCTTCGCGCTAGCGGTGCCATCACCGTCAACGACATGGTGCGCGTGACGGACAACTCAGGCACACCCAGCAACGATCAGGTGCAGACGCACGCGACGGCGACGCGCTGCATCGGCCGCGCGGTGAGCGTGGCCGCGAACAACACGGTCACCGTCCGCATCGTCGGACGAGTCAATCTCCTGTGAGGTGAATGCATGATCCAGTCGTCGCGTCTCGCACGCGACTGGAAGCTGGATGCCCGGCGCACTCTGACTGATCTCACCGAGGGACTACGACACGGACACATCAAGCCGCAGGAATTCAGCCTGCGCGACCTGGCCGCCCATCTCATCGATGCGGCAGGTACACCCATCGGATATGACGGCCTGAGACTCATGGAGGGCCGCAGCGAGCATCTGCGACTCATGGAGGCCGCGGGTGCCATCACCACCAGCGCATTCCGGCTCGTCACTCAGCGTATCGTCGACGCCGCCGTGCTGGAGGGCGCTCGCCTGCCGGATACCGTGCTATCGCAGGTGCTGCCAGTCGTGGAGGGGAAGAAGCGACGCACGGAGATGCCGAGCCCGACCATCCCGCTGCAGGACGGCAAGTCGGTCGGCGATATCCAGGAGAGCCAGGAGTATCCCATCCTCGGCATCTATGGTGAGCGGGTGCGGAATCTGCCGGCCCGCAAGAAGGGGTTCCAGCTGCCGATCACGCGGGAGGCGGTGCTGGAGGACGACACTGGCGCGCTGCTGCAGGCCGCGCGTGACGCTGGTGCGGCGATCGCGCGTGCCAAGGAGGATCTGATCTGCGATATGGTGGCCGGCCTGGTGGCCAACTGCGTGGTCGAGCAGCGAGCCGGCGAGACGAGCGAGACCGTCAGCGATCTGTTCCTCACGAGCGGTCGCTGGACCAATAGTCACGTCAATGCACTGGCAGACTGGACCGATCTGGATGATGCCACCAACCTGCTGATCGGCAATACGATCACAGGCACTGGTGGGCCGGCAGTACTCCTGCAGCGACATCTACTCGTACCGGAGCAGCGGCGATCGCTCGCCTATCGCATCCTCAATGCGATCGAGACTCGCAGCGGCAGCGGCGCGAACACGGTCATCGCCGGCAATCCATACTCGGGCCAAGGTGGCACGCCGGGGGTGAATCTGCTGGTCAGTCCGCACCTGTACTCGCGGCAGATCGCGGCGGGCGTGACGCAGGCGAATGCCATCGGCACCTGGTACTTCGGCGATCTGACGCAGGCCTGGCGGTACTATCAGCTCTGGCCGATCGAGGTCAACGAGGACCCCACGCCATCGCAGCGATTCTCGCACGACATCTGGGTGCGATACCAGGTCACCGAGTGTGGCGTGCCGGTGTGTGTGCAGCCGCGAGTCTGGTCGCGCAATCTGCCGACGTGATGACATGAGCCCACCGACAGAGACGACCGGCATCCGCGATCTGATCGCGGACAGCCGGTCTGCAGTCCAGCGAATGGACCAGGCGGCGGCCAAGGTCGGCCAGGCCGCCGACCGAATCGGTCAAGCGGCCGATCGTGTGCCATCGGCCGAGGCGCTGGCTGTGGCCTATTGGCACGGGGCGGTCATGGGCGTGTGCGTGGCTCTGGCCGTCGTATGCGTCGTGTGTGCGTGCGCGGCCGTATGGCGAGGTGCGAGCAATGACCACGAGTGAGTCGACACCGACTTGGCCGCGGGAACCGTGGCGGTCACTGCTGGTGGCTATCCTGACGGCACTGCTGACCATCCTCGGGGGCGGCACGGTGGCGTATGTCGCTGGTGGCCGCGGCTGTCAGGCCCCAGCCCCACCACCAGAGCAAAGACCGGAACCCAAGCCTGAGCCCAAGCCCGAGCCCAAAGCCGACCCGTGGAGGGCCATCGGCAAGGTCATCATGCAGCATGGATACTGCTCCGGCACGATCGTGGGGCCACGGCGATCGGATGGCCGCTGGCATGTCGTGAGTGCCGCCCACTGCGTCAAGCGGGTCGGCGAGCCCGTGCAGATCCTGACCCGAGACGGAGTGTCGGTGCAGGCCACAGTCAGCGCGATCAATCGCACTGCCGATTGTGCCATACTGGTGACCGAACACTACGACGACCTGCCATTCGCCTTGGTCGCCGAGAACGTCCCGGCCGTCGGCTCGGCCGTGTGGCATGGTGGCTATGGCGTCCACCAGCCGGGCAACCAGGAGTCGGGCACGCTCTTGGCCGGCGAGGACAGCAACGGTCAGCTCCGCTACCGGCTCAGCGTCAGCAATGGCGACAGTGGCGGCGGCATCATCGCAGACGCGGATGGGCGGCTCCTCAGCCCAGTCTGCTGCACGACACGATTGGCCGCCGTGGGCGACGTGTGGGGTGCATCGCCGACGGTCATCCGGCGCATGATCGCTACACCCACCGACTGGCTCGACATCAAGCCGATCGAGATGCCGGTACGATCGCCAGGAGGTCAGTGATGACGTGGAGTACCATCATCCTGGCCATCATCCGGCTACTAGGTCCAGTGATCGCCCAGTGGCTCGAGGAGATCCTCTATCGGGCATCCTACCGGATGAGCTACCGACCGAGCGAGTCATACGATGCGGTCCGTCTGGTCGATCGAGCCATCCACGATACGCCGTGGTGGTCGCTGTGGCGGCGGGTGATGCTCCGACGTGTCCGGAGAGCGGTCCTCGATCATGTCTGGATCATCGATCGTGCAGTGACGTGTGGCGAGGCTATCCAGCCGCTGACTGACTCGGCCAGGTCGCGATACGGTCTGTGAGCCAGCGTGCGGCCGTGCGCGGGAGCGGTTCCCGCGCGGCTCAAGCGTACTGGGGAGGTCCCGAGGCCACACGGCCGCACGCTTGGAGACGACTCATGAGCTGGCGGGCAACACTGGAGGCCGAGCGTGAGCGGATCGTCGCACGCATGGCCGCGATCGATCTGCAGCCCGGCACGCATCAGCAGTGGGTCGAGCAGTATGAGCGGCTACTCGCCATGCTCCGCGACATCGAGGCGGCACTGGCCAGTGGCAGCGACGATGGGGCATTCGGTGGCGATCAGGGGGGCCGAATCACGAGGGCCATCGTATGAGCGCGACAGTGCGATGGTCGGGCACCGTGCTGATGCAGCAGCAGCGTCAGCGGATCGAGGCTGCCGTCCTGCGTGCTGCCGTGCTGCTGCACACACGATCGCGAGTACTCTGCAGTGTGCCGGCCAGACGCACCACCCGACGGCGTCGCCGGGATACGCCCGGTGGTCGACGTGGCAGCACATACACCGTGTACACGCCGAGCCGGCCGGGCCAGCCACCCGCGCTTCGCACAGGTGTTGGCCGATCGGCGATCACCTGGTGGCTGGTCGACCCGCTGCATGCGCGAGTCGGTATCCGCGCGGGCGGCGACTACATGATCTACCACGAGCTGGGCGCGAGGCACTTGCCACGGCGGCCGTGGCTATCGAGAGCACTCGATGAGACGCGAGATGCCATCCGTGTGCTGCTGATGGATGCCGCCAGACTGCCATGAGCGTGCTGGGTGACATCGTGACACGATGGGGATCTGTGCCAGAGCTGGCAGCGCTGGTGCCGGCCACCCGCGTGGTGATCGGTGAGCCACTGCCCGGCTGGCCAGTACCAGCCATCGCACTGCAGGGCTACCTGATCACCAAGCGACAGCGGGCGAGCGGTGCCATCATGGATACGCTCGTTGTGCGGCATGTCATCGAAGCGGCCACTGGCGACGCCGTCGAGGCAATCGCTCAGGCTATTCTCGACCATCTGTGCCCACTGACGATCAGTGGGCGATCCTGCCCGACATGGGAGGGGTACACGCTCGAGCTGACGAGGGACCCGGCGACGGAGCATATCACCGGGTCCGGCACGATCACACTGCATCTGTGGTGATCGTGCTGCCGAGGAGGGGCATATGCCACTCGTCAGCGGCAAGACAGGTACGCTCACCTATAGCAGCACTGCACACACCATCACAGACTGGACTCTCAGCCTCAAGACTGAGGTCACCAAGTTCGGCACGTCAGCATCGAGCGGATGGAAGACGGGGGTGCCTGGCACTCAGGATGCCAGCGGCTCAGCCACACTGCGACCGACAGCCTCTCCGCCGCCGCGCAACACCGTCGCATCGATGGTCCTCAAGCACGGTGACTGGGACGGTACGGGCGATCGCACCTACACCTTCGACGCGATCATTACCGACGTGACGATCGCTGTGAACGTGGACACCGGTGAGGCAGTCTCTGCCACCGTCGCATTCGAGGCGGTCGGCCCAGTGACGGAGGCCAGCACATGAGCCTCACGCTCACACTGGGCCGCGAGGAAGAGCGGCTCACGGTCGGCGGCATCGAGTATCGGCTCACACCACCGACACTGGCTGGCTATCTGGCGGTGGAGCGAGAGCTACGGCGGCATCTGGGCAGCCCGCTCCGTCGAGCGGCTGAATATGCAGCGAGTGTCCCGGCAGCGCAGGCCAGAGAGTACTGGGCAGCAGCTCACGCGGCTGAGCGGGAGTGGGCCGAGCAGTCGGTGGAGACACTGATGAGCCACGCCCCCACCGAGGTGCGTCTAGCGTCGATCGCCATGCTGGTGCTGCATCGTCATCACGGCGACCAGATTCGGACGCTCGACCAGGCGGCCGCTTGGCTGGCTCAGGCCGACCTCGCTGAGTTCGAGCGATCGGTGCAGATCATCCTGCCACCTCGGCCGGAGAGTGGGCATCGCCCTACGACCGCCCCCCAGACTGGCCCGGTCTGATCCGGGGCGTCATCGAGGCGACTGGATGGACGGTGGATCAGGTGCTGCAGCTGACGGTGGCTGAGCTGCAGATGCTTTCCGGGATCGACCCAGTGCGACGCATCATGCGGGTGCGACTCTGACATGTCCCAAGCTGGCGAGCTCTACGTCGATGTGGGGGTGCGTGGTCTCGGTCAGGCTCAGCGTGGTCTGGACCAGCTTCGCGGCCGCCTGGACGCTACTGGCGAGAGCGGTCGCGGGCTGGCGGGCCGGCTCAGCGGGTCGCTGGCCGGCATCGGCAGCCGTCTGGCCTCACTGGGCCGTGTGGCGACTGCCAGCCTGGGTGGCATCGTAGCAGGCACTGGCGCAGCGGCCGTCGGTGTCACAGCGCTACTCTCTGAGATGGGCCGCGCCGAGGATGCCGGCGCAGCACTCCAGGGCATCACGACCGCTTGGGACGGTATGTGGTCGCGGCTGCGTGAGATCGGCATGGAGCTCGGCGAGTTGGTCGCTCGCGTTTTCGGGGTACAGTCCGGCATCGATGGCATCACTGCACATCTGTCGGCCGCATGGGAGCAGTGGAAGCCGACCGTGTTGGCGGCACTCGACACGGTCAAGATGGTCTGGGACGGCATCTTGGTTACAGTGGCCACGGCCATCGATGCCATCTCGTCGGCCATTGATGGCCTATTCGGTGCACTAGGTGCCTCGCTGCGAGAGAGCGGCCAGTCGTGGGCCGAGACCGTGCGCGGCTGGATCGAGTCGGTGCTGTTCTTCTCAGATCACTGGCGCCTGTATGTGGATCTGTGGTGGGAGCGGCTTAAGCTCTTCGCGTCCAATAGCTGGGAGCGGCTCGAGGCATTCGCGCTGAACGTCGTCGAGGTCGGTCGCTGGCTGTCGGGCAACTGGCGTGAGATCTTCAATACGTTGGGGGATTTCATCCTCACCGTCTTCCGCAATGCCGGCGAGAATATCCGCCGTATCTGGACGAGTGTGACTGACTGGATCAGCGGCAAGGGTTGGGACGCGCCCAACCTCAAGCCATTGACCGAGGGCTTCAAGCATACCATCAAGGAGATGCCGCGATTCGTGGAGGCGAATGTGCGAGAGTCGAACGATCGCATCGATGCCCTGCTGGCGGAGATCGATAGCCGGCGCTCGCAATTCGATGCGCGTCGCCGCGTGCGAGATCAGCAGATGCTCGCTAGTCTGCGACAGCCGCAACAGGGACATCTTGAACAAGCTCGACAAGAGGATCGCTTTGGCTTTGTTGGCTTTGCGGGTCTAGCGCGGCAGCAGCAAGAAGCAGCGCTCAAAGTGCTGGCTGAACGGCAGGCTCAAGCGGCCGAGAAAGCTGCTGCTGGTATCATGGGTCTGGTCGACATGGCCAAGGGGCCTGGTATCCGGGTACAGGGCCTGGCGGCGAGATACCAGTGACATCGCGATGTCACTGTGGAGGTGGTCGTGGAGGAGATCCAGGGCAGTGCTCGCTGGTCCATCGAGACTGGTCAGCGGCTGCAGGTCGAGCGTGAGGTCATCGTGCCGTGGGCCGGTCATGCGGCGTGGGTCGCATCGCAGATCGGCACGCTCGATCCGATGATCCCGCTCTGCCGCTGTCGCCGTGCGCAGGTCGAGCCGCTTGGTGTCATCACGACCTCGCCGGCTGTGTATCAGTGGGCCAGGGTGACGCTGATCTATCTGGCCGAGCTGGATAGCTCAGTGTCATCGAGCCAGTGGCCCAGTGGTGCGAGCGAGGCACCGACACTGCCGAGCGGAGCCAGCATCCAGGTGCAGGTGCGCGGCGGCGGCGAGTTCCTGCTGTTCCCGGCACGCGCGCTGAGGTACGAGAGCAACCCGAGTGGATATCCGACTGGCCCGATCCCGCAGGAGGATAGCGGCACTGGTCGGATCGTCGTGCCTGTGCAGGACTGGGTGATCACGCTCGGCAATCTCGGCGCGATCAATCGAAATAAGCTCACAGATCGATTGGGGAAAGTCAATCAAGCCGCGTTCCTCGGCTACCCGCCCGAGACGGTGCTATTCGAGGCGTGGGACCTCGACTGGCAGTGGTCGCTGGATGGTGGCGCACCGAAGGTCACCTATAGCGTCGCCTGGCACTTCAAGGTGCGGGTCATCAAGCGCGGTGTCGATGTGTACGGGTGGAATCACGATTATATCGGTCCGCCTGCGGGGTGGCAGCGTGTGCTGATGGGTGGCACGCCTCGGTACGAGTCGGCCAATTTTGCGGACATCTTCTTGCCCTGACTATGCACTATCCAGACCGCCCTCGGCGTGGCGATCCCATCACGGCGCAGGCAGCCGATCGAGTCGCCGAAGGCATATTGGCGACTCGCATTCGCGGCGCGACTCAATTGGTCGTGTCCCAGTCGGCTACGGGTACACGTCTCATCGCTCAGCCGCCGCTGCCGATGACGCTGGTACTACTCACCAGCGGTTGGACACGCGGCGGCCCGCCCGAGTGGTGGCAGGCGGATGGCGAGGAGGCGTGGGTCCATACCGATCGGCGGGTCTACGTCCGACAGCCGATCCGCCGTCTGCGCGTGGCTGCACCAGTCGCGGTGGGCGGGCCTGGGACCGCAGTGCTAGCCTGGTGGGATGCGACCAGCGGATGGTGGCTGACGCTGCCTATGGGCGACACGCAGACTAGTGGCAGCGGGAGTGGCAGCGGCAGCGGGAGTGGGGGGAGTGCTGGGAGTACTGGCAGCGCTGGCAGTGGCGGCAGCTCGGGGGTCGCTTGCACGGATTGTTTAGCCAGACTGTGTGTGACACGTGATCCATACACCGGGGCTGTGACTGGTATCTACTACCAGTCTGGCACTGGTCTGGTCATGGTACCAGTATGCGGGTCCGGAAGCGGTGGCAGTAGTGGTGGTAGTGCCAGCGGTGGTAGTACTGGTGGTAGTAGTGGCGGGAATAGTGGTGACGGTGGGTCCCCGCCAGCCGGGTATTGTGCGTGGCAGTGGAATGGTCAGATGTGGGTACTGATCCATCCGTGTGCGGTAGGCATATGTTCGCCGCCGCCGACATCGGGCACGTTCGTAGGCGAGATCATGTATATGCCATGCGCAGGCGGTGAGTGATGTCGATCATCGATCCGCTACCAGAGCCTGAGCAGACGCGAGCCTCGACCTGGCATACGTGCCCGCATGTCGTCCGAGCGCATCGTGACGCGCTCGAACGAGTAGTCGCGCAGGCCGATGCCGAAGAATATCCCGGCCACCGGCACGAGTCGGGTGTACTCTACGTCGGCGGCGGGCGCTACTGGCCAGGCGTGGTCGTCGGATGTCGTCTGCTGCGTCGGCTGGGCTATGCCGGCCCGATCCAGGTCTGGCACGGGCATGATGCCGACCCCGAGCCAGTGCGTCCCGAGGATGTGGCCGGCCTCGATGTCGAGATTGTCGGCGCACTGGCAGTCGCCGAGCGTACCCGGCCACGCATCCTGCGTGGCTGGGAGGCCAAGCTGCACGCCATCCGGCACTGCGACATGCGTCGTGTGCTGTACCTCGACGCCGACGCCTACTGTGTCGCCAACCCGACCGCACATCTCGAGGCGTTGACCGCATCCCATCCTTTCGCTTTCTGGCGCGATCTGCCGAATTGCGCGGGCAACGTCAAGTGGCCGATGGTCTGGCCGGATGGTGATGGCGGCGTGCCACAGATCCAGGGTGGGCAGCTCTGGATCGACCGCGAGCGTGCGTGGCCGCTGATCCTGACAGCAGACTGGATGTGCCAGCATAGTGACTACTACTTCGCGCACATGTTCGGCGATCAGGACACGTGGCGCGTGTCTCTCTCGGCCGGCGGCTGGCGATGGCATGATCTGGGGCCGGCCGATTGGCAGCACCCGGCCTTCGTTTGCCACCTTGTTGGTGACCCGGTCATCATCCATCGGTGCCAGGGCAAGCTCTGGCGTGTATCCGACATCCCACCTGGCCGGCATGGCTATTCCGGCCCCACCTACCATCTGCCGCGCGAGGCCGAGGTGTGGGACATACTAGCTGATGTGCTGGATCACGGCGGATCGCCATCGGATGTGTTTGGCCAGATCTACCGATGCGGGCTGTGGGGCTGGGGGAGTGGGCCTGGGAGCGACCCGCAGGGCGAGGCGGCTGAGTATATCCGCATCATCAGTGCGATGGCGATCGCCGGCGACTGGCAGACGGGGGTGGATGCGGGATGCGGTGATGGACGTGTCGCACGGGCGATTGCGCAACGATGCGACATGCGCATCGTGGGGGTCGATTGCGTCTCTGAGGTGATCGGCGGGCCAAGCGAGCGATACACGCCCCAGGTCGGTGATATCACGGATGTAGGTGCATTGCCGTCAGCCACCGTGCTGATGGCCAAGGATGTGCTGCACCACTGGCCGACCGCTTTGGTGCGGCGCTGGCTGACGGAGGTGATCGCAGCGGGGCGATGGCGCTGGCTCATCTGCACGCAGGATCGCCATCAGCACGGCGCCCGCGACACGCACCTGGGCGGGTATCGCGGGCTCGACCCGCGAGCAGAGCCGCTGGTCGAGTTCGGCTGGCACTCGGCGATCGAGTACCAGCACAAGGCAGTCTGTCTGCGTCGGCTGGGGTGAGCCCACTGGTCTGGCCGTAGGCCATCTGCGGCTAGCTCAGGCGGCTGCCCAGCCACTGGGATATGAGATCGTCGATCGGGAGGTGGGGCGCTGCGTGTGCGACAGGGATGGCGTCAGTCTGTAGTGATCGGTATAGGGATGCCGGGGTGGGCGACCCCCCAGCGGGTGTGGTCATCCGTTCCGGGGGCGGTAGCCGTGCGACCGCCCCCATTTGGCTTCGGCGATGTTCTTGATTTTCTCGCCGAGCAGCGCCAGGTCAAACGGCTTCTTGAAAATGTCATTGAAACCGTATTGGGCCAGTTGCTCGGGGGCGGCTTCATCCTCGCTAGCCAGACCAATAATCAGTGTCGAGGCGTAGGCTTTATCTTTGCGGAGATTGGCGGCGATTTGGATGGCCTCGCTTCGTCCCAATGACAAATCGATAATGATCGTGTCCGGGTGGGAACTGACGGCGAGGACGCCAGCTTCGAAACCACTGTTGGCCTGCTCGAACTTGTAATCGTCTTCCTTCGGTAACAGTTCCTTGAGCCGGTCGTTGAACAACTTCTCGGTGCCGATCAAGAGAATTTTGTGCCATTGTTCTTCTTCCAGCTCTCCCAAGGGCATACCGTGTTCCTTGAGGAAGCGGATGAGTTGTTCGCGGGGAATCCGGCGGTCTTGGCTGCCCGGGATGCGATAGCCCTTGAGTCGGCCGGAGTCGAACCATTTCGAGACGGTTCGCGGGGCGGCGTTGCAAATTTTGGCCACCTGCCCGGTGGTGAACACCTTCCTCATCTCTTCTCCTTTGTCAATGTCGCGCTCTAGCCGTATGTCTATATGCGTCAATGATTTGCGTTGGACGCATCGGGCAACACCCTCCGCGGCGGAACCAGGTCATATATCGTCACGCCGTACACGTCGGCGAGCGTGTACAGTGTGTCGAGCGATGGGAGTCGCTGCCCCCTCTCGAATCGGCACATCGTGACATAGGATAGCCCGCCGGCCATCTGACCGGCGGCAGCCTGCGATAGTCGGGCACGCGCCCTCGCTGCCCGCAGACGTGCAGCGATCTCAGCATGTGTGTGTGTGTCCATAGTGGTAGAGTACCAGGACTGAGCCTGGTGGGGCACAATTTTTCGAAAAATCAGATTTTTTTTGTTGACAATTTAGCCCGGCGGGATAATATATGGGTGTGAGGGGCAGATGACAGCCCCTCAACCACTAACTCCCACTAACTCGGAGACAGACCATGACCAACCCCACCCCCGCCACCCCCGCCACCCCCGTCGAGGCTGCGGCCGCCATTGCCGCCATGCTCGCGGAGTACGACGAGGCCGTCGTCAGAAAGAAGACGGCCGAAAAAAACCTCGACCAGGCCGCCGTCGCGGCGGCCGAGGCCGAGCTTAACCGGCTCCGGGACCACGTCCGCTCGCTGATGGCCTGCATCACTGCCGAGCAGATCGGCGACGGCCGATGCCGGGCTCTAATACTGGCTGCGAGCCGCGGCGCGACGCCGCAAGACCTGCGCGCCATCGCCGAGGCTATCCGAGTGTCAACTGGGGATGGCATCATTGTCCCCGCCCATCACTACGAGGGCCTCTCCCGAGGCCGGGGGTGGGCGCGGCATGGGCGTGGTGACCACGCCGTGTGGGGCGAGCGGGTCGAGGGCGGCTACCGCCTGCGACTCGCCGGCCGCTGGGTCATCGGCGGCCACGACGGGTTCACCCGTCGTGGCGAGACCACCTGGGATGTCCGCGTAGTAGCGGGCATCTGGTACGCCAACTGAGCTTGCTTTTCCCCGCCCGCGGGCGCGGGCGGGGGTTTCATTCACTCACACCAAACCGAGGTACTCGACCATGAGGACCAGCTTCCACATCACCCGCTACGGCATGTTCGGCGGCCATCTGCCCGCCGATCTGGACGGCTACTGCCACTTGACTGTCGAGGGATGGATGAACGCGCGGATGGACGCCGCCATCCACATGACCAAGAAGCTCGCCCGCGAACTGGCGCGCGAGGCGCGGCGAGCCGTCCGCCGTGCCGATCGCGCCATCGAGCGATGGCGCGAGGGAAACTGACACTCTCCCCCGCCCGCGACATGCGGGCGGATTTTACACAAGGAGACTGATCATGTCCGCTATCAAAGCCATCATCGACCGCGACGACCCCCGCATCGCCCGCCGCGCCATCTCCCTGTTGCACATCGACCTCGCGGCCGAATGGCCGCGTCTGTCCGACGACCAGCGCGACTGGCTGGTCGATGCCGGTATCGTCAGCGTCATCGAAGCCGACGTGACCTGCACCCATGCCGCCCCGTGGGCGGCGTGCTGGGATGAGGACGTCGCGGCCGCATGGCCCAGCTATACGCTCCGCATCTCGGCGCCGGGCATGGCGCCGATCGGAGTCGATGGATGGCATCTCGTCGGCATCCTGCCGCCGGATGCCGAACACCGCCGCCGCGGTTGGCGGCGGCGCAACGACGACGGAGCCTACGGAGGCTTGCCCCGCATCCGCGGATGGGACATCCGCGGCGGGGAAAACTGCGACGGCGGGGGGCTGATCCCCTGCTGGCGGCAGGGTGATCGCTGGGTCACTCTCGACCGCTGCGCCCTCAGGTGGGCGATTGCGGAAGCGGCAGAGACCGCCGATCACGGCGCCGAGCCGACGTGGCAGGATGTCCGCGTCGAGGACATGCGGTGCGTCGCGTCGCGGTACGTCATCCGCGACGCGACCGTCGCGGAGATCGACATCCTGCACGGCGGGCTGGCCCCGTGCGACGACGGCACATACTGGGCCGAAGCGTGGGCTGTCGAAGGACGGCCCGAGACCTACCCATCGCTCAACGCCGCGGTTGCTGCCGTCGCGGCCATGGCCGACGACAACCAGGCCTATTCCACCGAGGCCGAGGCGACCGCCGCCCTCGGCCGGATGGTCGAGGACACGCATGGCAGTCCGCCCGGGCTCGTCGTCGGCCATGACGACGACGGGTTGTTCGTCGTCGCCGAGGATGGCGACGACAAGTACCATCTCGACGGCCCCCAACTGACCGCCGTCCTGCGGCACGGGTGGTCAGCTGTCACCGACGATATCGCCGATGCGTTCGGCGACGCTGGCGGGTGTTGAGATGTGCAGAGTGGCCTGCCCCCTGCGGGGCGGGTTAATGCCCCGGCCGCCGCACCATGCGACGGCCGGCCGTCACAAGGCGGCATTCGAGCGGGGTCCCCGCCCCGCATGGGAGGTGAGACATGAAGACCGTGATCGAACCAACGATTTACCAATCAACCATCATCCAACGGGACAATGGGTGG